AGTGGCCGCTACACTAGCCTTGTTTGGGGCTGCGAAATTTGCCGAACCGCCCCGCGTCAGGGGCTCAGGTAAAGTAATCGCCCTAGACTAACTTAGAGCAGAGGATACTCGCCCGTTGGCTGCCGATACGTTTGCCCCGATCTATATGTTCGGCGAGCGGACTGGCTCTAACCTTCCGCCGCCGCAGGTTGACGCGCTATCGACGCGTGAGCAGAGCCTGATAACCCTTCTCCATAACCGAATGAGCGTCAACAAGGCAAAATACGATCGGTTGGAGAACTACTACTACGGCAAGAATACGTGGTACAACCTAAACATCGGCATCCCTGACACCCTTGCCGGTGTCTCTACTGTCGTGGACTGGCCGCGTATCTGCTGCGACCCGCTTGTGCAGCGCTGTATCGTTGACGGGTTCCGCCTCCCTGATGCGTCTGACGTTGACGAGGACATGCAGATCATCTGGCAGGACAACTCAATGGATGTCGAGTCGCCTTTGGCGTTCCTCGACAGCCTCATTACCGGCACCGGCTACCTGTGCGCCGGAACAAACGACGACGGCTCACCGCTTATCACGGTCGAGTCGCCGCTTAACGTAGCGATGAACTGGGACGTGCAGCGTAATGCGCCCGGCTCGGTGCTGCAATACTTCCAGGTGGACGGCCAGGGCAAGGCCGTGTTGTATCTGCCGGGCGTCTCCACCTACCTGATCCAGAATGTCGTGACCCGCTCGTGGGACATCGAGTACCGCGACGTACACAACATGCCGATCCCGGTAGTCCGGCTGCCCAATCGGGCACGATCGCGGATTAGGCACGGCACATCGGAGATTACCAAGGCCGTGCAGGACACGACCGATTCGACCATGCGGACGATGTTGGGCATGGAGATCGCCCGCGAGTTCTATTCGATTCCGCACCGCTGGGTTCTCGGCGCTGACGAGTCCGACTTCATTAACAAGGACGGCACGCCCAAGACGGCGTTGCAGATGTCTATGTCCAAGTTCATCGGCTTCAATCGCAACGAAGACGGCGAGCTTCCCACTGTCGGCCAGTTCAATGCCTATGACCCGACCGTGTTTACTAAGGTCGTGGAGCTTAACGCGACGCTGATGGCGTCCTACACGCAGTTCCCGCCCGCATGGTTCGGTCACGTTACCCGCTCGGCTCCGGCGTCCGCTGAGGCGATGAAGGTCAATGAGGACGGCGCCGACCGGCGTGCCGGTGAATGCCGCCGCCAGTGGTCCGGGCCCCTCGTGGACATCATGCTCATGGCTCGCCGTATCGCCAATGGCGGCGCCGAGAATCCTCCCGAGTTCGAGCGGATGCAGGTTGACTGGAAGGACACTTCGCTGGTGTCTGACGCCGCCGTGTCCGACGCGATCACTAAGCAAATCGCCGCCCAAGTGGTTCCGCCCCAGTCTGATGTGGTGCTCAAGCAACTGGGCTACTCGTCGGTGGAGCGCGATCAGATCAGGGAAGACATGAAGGCGCACGAGGCGCAGCAGGCGCTACAGGATATCGCGGCTAACCGCGCTAACCCCCCGGTGCCGGGTCAGCCTGGTCGTCCTGCTCAGCCTAAGCCGTTTCAGCCGGTGAGTAATGGCAACGCCGCCCCCGCAGCCAAGTAGCGCGGGGTTTCAGCAGGCTCAGACCGGCCTCTTGATCGCGCTGGAGGCTGAGGTAACGCAGATTTACACCAGTCAACTTAACGTTGCCGACCTCAGGGCGTCGCTCCCGGCGTTCAAGCGTGCCCTGATGGCGATTACTCGACATTACGGGCTGGCCAGTCAGGCTCTGTCGCTTAACTTCTACCGATCGGAGCGCAAGGCTGCCGGGATCACGAAGCCCGTTCGTCTGCCCGCACCTAAGGCGCCGGACCCGGTTCAGCTTAACCGTGGCGTCGGCTGGGCAACCCGTGTCCTGTGGAACAAGGAACCCGCCGTCGATGTCGGGCTCACCAATACCATCGGTGTTATAGAGAAGTCGGTGCTCGATTTGGGCCGCGACTCGATCATCGACTCCGTTCACAAGGACACGCAGGCCGAGGCGTGGGCCAGGGTTACCGAACCTAAGCCGTGCGCCTTCTGCGCCCTGCTGGCCACGCGCGGCGCCGTCTACAAGTCGGAGAAATCAGCCGAGTTCGAGGCGCACGATCACTGCCGGTGCCACGCGCAGCCGGTCTTTACCGGCGTGCCGCACGAATCGTCAGCTCAGGTTCGCGAATTCCAGGCGCTCTACCAGGCCCACCCCGGTTTGCGGAACTTCCGCCGGGCTTACGATGCTAAGTACGGGCTATAATCCGTGGAATGACTCTCACGGTTCGGCGCCGCTTGCTTGCTGTCCTCATGGCCGTTGTTACGGTCTTCGCTTTGGCCTTCGCGGTCTTCCATCAGAGTGAAAGCTCTGCCGCCGCGACTACGCCAGTCAGGGCAGCGTTCTACTACCCCTGGTATCCTGAGTCGTGGACCACACCAGGACCGCATGACAATCCCGCCCTGGGCCTGTATGACCAGAACAACGCCACCATCCTCGCTTCCCATATCTCCATGGCCAAGTACGCCGGGCTCGATGCGTTCATTTCGTCATGGTGGGGGGCGGGAAGTAAGACCGATGTCCGCCTGCCTAACCTGTTGAACGCCGCCGCCGCGCAGGACTTCAAGATCGCTCCCTACTACGAGCAAGGCGCCGTTAGCTCTGACAGCCAGATCGCCACCGATTTCAACCGGCTTGCGTCCCTGGACGGTAACCCCGCATGGTTGCAGGCGAACGGCAAGCCGGTGGTCTTCATCTATAACGCCGCTTCCGGTAACAGCACCTGTTCCGGCATTCAGCGTTATCTCGATGCTGCGGCTGGCCGGTTCTATCTGAACTTCAAGGTATTCGGCGGGTACACGTCTTGCGGTAACCAGCCCGACTCATGGCACCAGTACGGCCCAGCCACGGCGACCGACGCTCAGGGTCCTTATTCGTTCTCGGTTAGTCCCGGCTTCTACAAGTACAACGAGTCCACCCCACGGCTTACCCGTGACCCGGCCCGCTTCGCGTCGAATCTGGCTTCGATGGTGGCGTCCGGCGCGCAGTGGCAGCTTGTTACCACGTTCAATGAGTGGGGCGAGGATACCAGCGTTGAGCCGTCCGCTACGTGGCAAACGCCGTCCGGTGAGGGTACTTACCTGGACACGATGCGTTCGGTGCTTGTGGGTGGCTCTCAGCCCCCGCCAACGCCGACTCCTACGCCGACTCCTACTACGTCCAGCCCGAGTCCGTCACCGACTACGACCAGTCCGACGCCGACTCCTACGCCGACGACGACGACTCCTAGCCCGACTCCGACCCCGACGCCAACTACGTCTAGTTCGTCTTCGCCGCCGCCTCCTCCGGGTGATATCACTAAGGTGTTGACGTTCATCGGTGAGAACCACAGCTTGACTCAGGTCCAGTCCGGTATGCCTAATCTGTGGGCGCTGGCTCAGCGGTTCGCGTATGCCAATAACTATCACGCGATCACGCACCCGTCCGAACCGAACTATCTAGCCATTGCCGGTGGCTCGACGTTCGGTGATACCGGTGACCACAACCCCGCATTCCAAGTGGCCGGTGCGTCAACCTACGGGACCGCGATCACTGCCGGTAAGACGGCTAAGGCTTACGAGGAGTCGATGGCGTCGAACTGTAAGCAGAGCGACAACTCCGGCGGATACGCCGTCAAGCACAATCCGTGGGCGTCATTCACCGACGAGCGAAGCCAGTGCAACCTGTTCGACGTGCCGTCCGGCACCGTAAGCTCTGGCGCCTTGGCCAGCGACGTGACCGGCGGGACTCTGCCGAACTACGGCTTCGTGGTGCCTAACCTCTGCAACGACGCTCACGATTCGTGCGGCGGCAATGCCTTGCTGCACATGGACGCTTGGTTGCAGGCGTGGCTCGATAAGGTTATGGCCGGGCCTGATTACACTTCCGGGCACTTGGCGATCGTTGTTACGTTCGATGAGAACGATGGCAGTGGCGGTAACACCGTTATGACCGTCGTGTTGACGCCGGGCCTCGACGGGGCGCACAAGGTTGTGACCACTAACCTGACGCACTACAGCCTTACCCGGTATTTCGCGCAGGTTACCGGGACCACGCCGCTCCGCAATGCGGCTACGGCGCCGGACTTCAAGGCCGCATTCGGTCTCTAATCATTCAAAGCACATCAGTCGTTAGTATGTGCTTATCGGTTCCGCATGGAATCGGCATACCAATCGCACGAGGGGTATCGAATGACCGAGAAGCCTAACGCCAACCCGACAGGTCCAGAAGGCACCGAAACGGAGCCGGAAGACAAGACCGACTGGAAGGCGATGGCTCGCCAGTGGGAAGCACGCTCTAAGGCTCACGAGAAAGAAGTAGAGAAGCTACGGCCCAAGGCCGATCGCTACCAAGCTCTAGAGGATGAGTCGAAGACGGAGATCGAGCGGGTGCAGGCTCAGCTTGCGGACGTTCAGAAATCCCTCTTAGCATCGCGTGATCTCACTGTTCGGTCCCGCATCGAGGCTTTGGCCGCGAACGACTTCGCCGATCCGGCGGACGCCGCAGCCGTGCTCGACCCGCACGCTTATCTGACCCTGGAGGGCCAGGTCAACGATACGGCGATCAAGCAGGAGCTAGCTAACCTGCTAGCGCTTAAGCCTCACTGGCGGAAGACCGGAACGTCAGGCGCTCGGCCCCCCGCGCCCAACCCGGCGCAGGGAACTGGTGGTCAGCCGACCGCCGCAACCAAGGGCTCGTTGTTCGCCGCCGTTCTCGAACAGGCGCAGGGCAGGGGCTCAAACCAGGCCAGCTAGATACCCCGAGAGGCTTAAATGGCTACCCAACTGAATGCTGTTGCCAGCGTTCTACTTCCGCCCGAGATTACCGGGCCAATCTTCGCTAAGGCGACCGAGCAGTCCGCTGTTCAGTCGCTTGCACGGCGAGTTCCCCTGGCGATGACCGCCAACACCGCAGTCCCGGTGCCGCTCGATGTTCCCGTGGCAGACTGGGTAGCTGAGGGTGGCGTCAAGCCAGCCGCTCAGGTCGGCGTCGGTGTCAAGCAAATGACCGGCAAGAAGGTCGCGTTGCTCGTCCCGGTGTCGCAGGAAGTTGCGATGACCAACCCGGCTGGCGTTTACGACCAGCTAGAGGCTGACCTTCCGACCGCAATCGCTCGTGCGTTCGACTACGCCGTTATCAACGGCAAGTCGCTGCGTACTGGTGGCGCGGGCCCCTTCCCCGAGTATCTGTCCAGCGTGGCTGGCAGCTCGGTCGTGCTCGGCACTGCCGCGCAGAACGTCGGTGGAATCTACGGCGACCTCCTGACTGGTGTCGGGAACGTCGTGGACAAGAACTTCGACTTCACCGGCTTCGCCGCCGACCCGCGCATGAAGGTCACTGCTCTTAAGCAGACCGACACGACTGGTCAGCTTCAGAGCCCGATCGCTACCAGCACCGATCTGATCGGTTACCCGACGTTCTACAACAAGGGCGTCTCCGGTAAGTATTGGCGTGCGGGTGACCAGACTCAGACGGTCACGATCAACGGAACGCCGACCGGTGGCACGTTCGTCCTTAAGTCGGGTGGCAACTCGACTACCCTCGCTTACAACGCGGCTTCGACTACTACGGTCCAGTCCGCGATCCAGGCGTGGGGCGGGATCTACGCGGCTGTGACCGCGACCGGCTCTGCCGGTGGTCCCTACACGATCACCTTCCCGGCTGTCGCGTCGAACGTGACTGCGGCTGCGGCTCCCTTCTCGGTCGATCAGGGCCTGCTGACTGGTGGCACTGCCGCCACCAGCAAGGCGACGATCGCCGCTACTGGTCAGGGCGGCGTGGATTCCTCGCTTCGCGCTATCGGTGGGGACTGGTCGCAGGCGGCTTACGGCGTCGGCATGGATATCTCGATCCGCGTTTCGACCGAGGCGTCCTACTTCGATGGTACGACCTGGCACTCCGCGTTCCAGGAGAACCTTCAGCTTCTGCTGGTGGAGGCTTACTACGGCTTCGTCGTCGGAGACGGCAACGCTTTCGTGGCCTACACTAAGGGCTCGACCCTCTAAGCGAGGGTGGGTTCTAAGGTTCCGAATACGAAAGGTGGCCCCCAGGTATGTCCAGTGCCATAGTGACGCCGGACGACCTGGGGGTTTACCTCAATCTTCCGACGATTAACCAGACCCGAGCTTCGTCGTTCATCGACTGGGCTCAGGCGCTCTGCGAGAGCGTCGTCACGCCTCTGCCCACTGGCGCAGAGCCGATCGTGCTCGATGTGGCCGCGCGTGGCTTCTCCAATCCAACTAACGTGACGCAGCAGGCTGTCCTTAACTCGTCGGCGTCCTACGGCGCCGTCCGTGGTGGAATGTGGCTTACCAACGCTAACAAGTCGGCGCTTAGGCGCCTGGCTGGTATGACCGGCGTGTTCGAGGTTGACATGACGCAGACCGTCATTCAGGGGCCGCCCCCGTCGTGGACGTTCGCGGACTTCGATGAGCAGCCAT